TCTTTCAAACTAAAGCGTTTTTTCTGTTTTCTCAGGCTTTTCATTTTAGTAACTCCAAAAATCAAACCCACTCGATTGAGTGGGTTATTTGTATAGTAGACCGCCTTGCCGTTGTTCTTGACGAATCACTGTACGAACAGCATTACCGATCATCTGTCCGAGTTGCTTTTGATCCTGAGTATTGCCACCTGATGTACTAACACCAGAATCAGTTACATACACTTGAATAGTGACAGGCTGTGCATTAGAGGATGTTACTCTCTCCAAACTCCCGCCAGAGTTAATGGCATTCAATGTATCAACGCCTACTCTCTTAGTAGCTGCGGCATTCAATACATATTCCTGACCATGAACCACACCAGCTACATCACCTCGGCCCATGTTGCCTGTGTAGCCGCCTGATGAAAAGCCAGCGATTGTTTGTGCTGCGATCATTGCTGCTTGAGCATATCCAAAGCCCAAGATTGCAGACGCTGCTGGTATTTTTCCAACGAATGGAAGTGTAATATCTGCTGTAGTTTCTGCTGCTGCTAAATGAGCAGAAACAATTGTTGAGGCAATGGCAAATGCTTGCTGCATAGCAAACATAGTTTTATATCGCTTGGATTGTTCGCCACTAGCATCTTTTACAGATTGAGTTAAGTTGGACCAAACTCCTTGGCCTTGGCTAAGTAAGCTAGACCAGATTTGCAGTTGAGAAGTATATTGGTTCTTTTGCAAATCCCTATACTTCTCATTGTACTCCTCTTGGATCTTGAATTTGTTCTCTTCATGGATCCTAACAGCATCTTCAATCCGCTTGTTGTACTCAAGAGTGGTTATCTCTTTTTGTTCAAGTTGGACTTTAAGATCACTACCTTTGTTAATAAGGGCGTTATCATTCTCAGAGAGAGCATTCCTTTCATCAAATTGCAAAGATAGGCCAGCTCGTTGCCCAAGCGGTGCTGCTAAAAGATCCCTTTGCTGTTTCAACTCCTGTAATGCTTTTAAATTAGCTTGATCATATGCAGATTGACGTGCAGCCTTTGTGAGGTTGATCAACTCCAACTCATGCTGATATTGCTGATCCAGATATTTAATAGCTTCATCACGCTGATTCTTACTTAATTCAATATCATGAGCCGCATTAAACTTCTTGCGGTCAAAACTATCCTTAAGCAATTGCTCTTCAGTCATGTTGAACTGTTTATAGTCATCCAACTTGGTTCTTAACGCTTGTTGAGCGATTGCAATATCATTGTCAGCACGGGCTTGAAGTTCTGCCTTAATTTCAGCTTTGCGCTCTGGGGTAAAGTTGGCTTTATCAACATCTTCCAACTTCTTAGCAAGATCATTTCTAATCTTGGTCACTTCATCAGCTACATCGTTTTCCAGTTGAAGGCGCAATTTAGCCTGATCTTCTGCCATTTTGGTGGCATCTTGAAGAAGTTTGTCAAAGTCTTTAGAAGAAATGTCGCCAGCAGTGTACCCATTGAACCCTGCCACATATGACTTAACGTTAGATAGGTATTTTTTGGTTTCCTTAAATCCATTTGCCTTGCCAGTTCTGACATTTTCAGGACCCGCGTTGTAAGCCATTACAGCCTTCTCGACATTACCCTTGAACATTTTAAGAAGATCTGAGACGTATTTGATCATTCCATTAATACTAGATTCTTCACTTTTAACATCAACCCCATATTGTTTTGCAGTCTTAGGCATAAATTGAGCTACCCCCTGCGCTCCAACTGGAGAAGTTAATAGTTTTCCATTTCTATACGTATCCCCTCGGCTCTCCTGCATGATCATACCTTCGATTAAACCTTGCGGCACATTGGCAGCAGCGGCCTTTGATGAAATATCATACTTAGCAGAAAGTGCCTGAACTTTAGCATTAACAGCCATAATCTTTTGCTGTTTTTCGAGCTCTTTAGTGCGCTCCTTATCCTTATTTACAAGATTATCAAGAGCACTTTCCTGACTAATAATGCCTTTAATAATTTTGTCTTGTTCAACTGTGACACCTGCAAAACCTTTTTTCTGGTTTTCTCGATAAGTCTGTAACAGAAGCTCTGCTTCTTCTGCTGATCTACCATATTTAGTGATCAAAACCGACTTAAAGTCTGCATCCCATTTACGATCTGCAAGTGATTTATTGATGTCTTTAAGCTTTTTATTAAGCTCAGTTACGTCTTGAACTGCTCCTTTCGCACCTTGACTAACATCATTGAAACCTGCTTTTGCATTGGCACCAGACGCGCGAACCTGATTTAACTCTGCGTTTGTTTGCTTCACAGCTTTCGTGTTTTCATCTACTTTCTTCTTGCTATCAGCTAGCTGGTTGATTTGATCCGAACTGATGAATGAAAGTTGATTTAATCTATTGAAAGCTTGATTTACATCAATAACGCCAGTTTTTAATTCTGCCCATATTCGATAAGCTTCAGCACTTTGCTTATTGTTGTCAGTGATAGACTGAGTAAGTAACAAGAACTCGTTCTGAGATTTAGATAGTTGAGCATTCTGTAAACTTAGTTGCTTTGTCAGTTCACCTTCCGCTGCTCGCTTTTGTGCACCTTCAAGCTTCATGAGTTCATCAGCTGCCATGCCTGCATAACGCGATTGCTTCTCAAGCATATCATTGGCTTTATCGCCATTGTCTCGCATTAATAAATATCCAGCTGCTAAACTTGCTACTGTAATACCAATACCAACTGGACCACCAAGTAAACCTAAAAGGCGTGAACCAATTCCTACAGTAGCAGCGCCCGCAGCAGCTGATCTCGATTGAGCTACTGCCAGAGCCTCCTCAGCTACAGCCAATTCTCTTGTGACTTGAGCCTCAATCTTCTTAAGCTCAGCCATACGAGTTAATGTCGCTGTTCTGCCTTTTTCAGTAATTTGAGATTTAAGGCGCTGTACTTCTAGAGCTTTCTCAGCCGCAATAGCAGCTAAAGTTGCTTGAGTATTTGCAACAGCGGCTTGAGTG